AAACCTATTTATTATATATAAATAAATAAAAATAAGTTTTTTATTTCTTTCTTTTTCTTTTGCTTCTTTTCTTTTTCTTTCTTGCAATATTCAATGAGATTCAAAAATTCAATTTTTCCATAAAAAAAGAAGGTCAATTACTGACCTTCTTCATTTCTCGTCGGCTCACACACTGCTTTTTTTACCTTATCTTCACAAAGCCCGAATAGTCTATCACCATTACTGTTTCCGCCAAGTGTTTTATAGGTATCATATTCATTACATAAACGCAAATATTCGTCTTCTGTAATTTTATGACTTGCGTCTAAATAACGACTACATTTCTTTTTAAAATAGTCTCCCTAAAGACACAACATTCCACCCTTTAATAAATTCTAATCTTGTACCATTTGGTCAATTTGATTTTGTAAATGGCGATCATTTTCATTTACGGTTGCTATAATGGTAAAAGTTGTTTCATTAAGCATTTTTTTAAAATCAGCCATTAAAGCAGTATGAATTTTATTTTCTCTTCCACTTTTTTCTTTTTTATACATAGACCAAATTTTTTTAATACAAATGCTGGCGCCCGCGACAACTAAACCAAAAGCGACCTCTACCCAATATTTAATAATCCACTCTATCATCGGGCACGACCTCCTTTAAGCAATAAATCATTGTGATAACGATTTTTAACCTAATTTTCGATTTTAAAAATATCCATTGGAGAATTAATTGCATCAATTTCCCAATAAGGAATACGATATAGCGGAATAGAGTGAGCTAAAGCGTAGGAATTTTTCTTACGATCGCGTTCTTGAGCTTCTAAAAAATTAGCGTATCTTTTATGATAAAATGGAGAGAATTTAAAATGCAGATCGCTATCATATTCAACTAAAGCTACTAATTTTGATGTATGTGAAAAAATAGCAAAATCATATCTTAATGACTTACCGCTATGCCCTTTTAAATTAGAAAATAAATATTCTGTTTTCACCCGATAACCGCCACTGGTTAAAACTGTTAATATTTTCTTGGCTCCTTTACTTAATTCACTCATTTTTCTCACCCAATTTAAGTAAAATTTACTTCTTATTTATCTATTTTTTTCAATATGTTAATTAAAATTAATTTTATAGATAACAAAAAACAACTTTTTACTTAAGATTGTGGAGGTGTGGATAATGACTCAAAAAGAACGAATTATTCAATATGTTCTTCATACTCCTTGTAATAATAACCGTCAAATTTTGGAGAGCCTTTTGTTGGACCTCACAACAGGGGAGTTTGACTTTGATTTAATTAAAGATAAGGGAGCTTGGGAGGACAAAGGTTATTCGCAATATTCGGCGGTTTATGATGAAAATGGAAACATTTATATCGCAATTGCTGATGTCAGCGTAGGCACGCCTTTATCTGATTAGTCATATTGGGTTGCCATCATGAAAGATGTTGAAGTCTCATATGACATCATTGATGGAGGAATGGCCTCCGGATATAAAGATTTTAATTAATGGGAGGATTAATTAAATGCCTGAAAAAATTTTAAAAGCACGCATTTTATTACGAAATGACGAAACTGCTAATTGGTTGAAAAATTAGGACACAGTTCTCGATAAAGGTGAAGCTGGTGTTGAATTTTTAGCTAATGGCAAAACTAAAATTAAAATCGGCGATGGTGTAAAAAAATGGTCTGAACTTCCCTATATTGGTGGAGAAGACATAGCAAAAACACAAGTGTTTCAAGCTGAAGCCCAGGCCGAACAAGACGACCTCACTGTAATTGCAACTGCTGTTGGTGGAGCTGTATTACAGAGTGGAGACATTGCAATTGTAAAAAGAGCAATTGCAGGTGAAAAGTATGAATATACTGCTTATGTTTATAATGGCACAGTTTGGTGTGCTATGGACGGCAATTATAATGCAGAAAATGTTTATTTTAGTAAAGACTTAATTACAACTTCTCAAATTGGTAATATTAATCTTGTAAATGGTCAAGCTACTATCGCGGCCACTGGAAAAAATTTAAAACAAGTATTTGATACAATTTTTGTTAAGGAAAAGAATCCAACAATCACACAGCCTTCTGTTGGTGTAACTCTTGGAAATTCAGGTGCAAAAGAAGTAGGTACTAAGATAATTCCTTCCTATACTACTTCATTCAATGGTGGTAAATACGAATTTGGCCCTGCAACAGGATGTAATCCCACTTCTTGGTCGGTAACTGATAGTGATGGTTCTACTCCTCTTACCACTGCGACTGGTAAATTTACTGAAATTACTGTTGCAGATGACACTAATTATAAAGTAAATGCTACTGTAAATTATAGTGAAGGTACTATTCCTAAAACTAATATCGGTAATAATTATCCTGCTGGTAAAATTGTTGCGGGTAGCAAATCTGCTGAATCTCATACCATTACTGGTTATAGAAATTCTTTTTATGGCACACTTACTGAAAAAGGTGAACTTACTAGTGATATTATTCGTACTTTAATTGGAAAATCTAATAAAGCTTTTGGCGATGGAACTGATTTTAATATTCCACTTCCAGTTGATGCTGTGAGAGTTGTATTTGCATATCCTGCAACTTTAAGAGACGTTTCCAGTGTAAAAGATGCTAATGGTCTTAATGCTGAAATTAAAGCTGCTTTTACTAAATCTATTATGTCTATTGAAGGTGCAAATGGTTTTGCTGGTATTGACTATAAAGTTTATATAACCGATTTTGCAGCCCCACTGAAAGAATCAAATTCTTATACGGTTAAAATATAATTTTAGGAGGGAAATAAATAATGGCTATGGATTTTGGAAAACTTGATTTCGCAGTATCGTTTAACCGATTAACTGCCTTCCCTCTTGATGCAAAGAGCTATTTTGAAAGTTTAGAAAGTGCTCAAGCCGCGGCTGCAACTGCCGAGGGTGCTGGTAGTTCTAATACTACTTATTACTATGGTCAGCAAGTTGCTGTTGTTGAGGGCGGAGTCGCTACTCTTTATGTAATTCAGCCTGATAAGACACTTAAAGAAGTTGGCGAAAAAATTGCAATTAATGAAAATGTTTTTATTAAAGATACAGAAGGCAAGCTTGATTTACTTGGTTTTGCTGACGCTGTTGCCGGTGCTCAGCTCGTTAAATCTACTGATGGTAAAGTATCTTGGGTAAAACCTGATGCAACTACTGTTGAAGGATTGCAAACTGCCGTTGCTGGTTTAAGAACTGACGTTGATAACTTAAGCACTGCTGTTGGTAAGGCCGCACAGGGTGAAACTGCCGCAACTGGCTTATTTAAAGAAGTTTCGGACATTAAAGGTTCTCTTGCTCAGCAAGCAACAACTATTGAAGGTAAAGCAGATAAGGCAACTACACTTGCTGGCTATGGCATTAAAGATGCTTTTACAAAAACAGAAACAACTGCTGAAATTGCTAAAGCAATTTCTCAAAGCGGGCACGCTCAATTTGTAAAAGTCGATGCTATTCCTTCTGCGGGAGAAGCTGAAGCCAATAAACTTTATTTAGTTTATAATGAAACAACTCAGCACTATGACATTTATGCCAAAGTTGATAATGCAGTAGAATTACTTGATGATACTACTGTTGATTTAACTAACTATTATAAAAAAGATGAAGTTAATACAGAACTGGCTAAAAAGGTTGATAAGGTTGAAGGTAAAGGACTTTCTACTGAAGACTTTACTACTGAACTTAAAAACAAGTTAGATGGAATTGCTGAAGGCGCGGAAGCTAATGTAGTTAAGAGCATTAAAGATACTGATTTCGTTCTTAGTGCGGAAGGTCAGCTTCAATTAAAAGATACTGTTGCTACTGCGGTCAATGCTGTCGCAAACAAAGTCGATAAAGAAGAAGGTAAGAGCCTTGTTTCTGATACTGAAATTGTTAAACTTTTAACCGTTAAAGAGAATGCTGAGCCTAACTATGTTAAGAGTGTAGATACACAATTTGAAGTTAGTGCAGAAGGCCAGTTGTCTCTTAAAGAACTGGCTCAAGATAAAATTACCGGACTTCCTGCAGCACTTGAAGGAAAAGTTGATAAGGAAACAGGAAAAGGTTTATCTACAAATGATTTTACCGATGATTTTGTTACTAAACTTAACGCAATAGAACTTGAAAATATTCAAGCCAATGTAATTGAAAAAATTACTTTTAATGGTGTTGAAACCCAAGTAGTCGAAAAAACTGTTGATATTCCGCTTGCGACAACCGCTCAATTTGGTCTTGTTAAAGGCTCCAATGCTGAAAATGAAGTCGCAATTAAAGAAGATGGTATTATGAGTGTTAATGCTCTTAATATACAAAAACTTTCTCAAACTGAGGGCGAAACATTAGTCCTTGATTGCGGGAGAGCTTAATTAAATCTTTTTCATAAAAATATTTTATTTAAGAGGTAAGTATTAATGGCACAAGATAAAGTTTTACAAACTCGTATTTCGTTAAAATACGATACCTATGCTAACTGGCATAGTAAAAATCCGACACTTCTCGAAGGTGAGGTTGCGGTTGTTGTAATTCCTGGTAGTGATCCTGTTGGCACTATTTCCAACGTCCCTACTGTTTTATTTAAGGTCGGTGACGGCACTAAGAAATTTGATGATCTTCCTTGGGTATCTGGCCCTGCGGGCGACGTTTATGCTTGGGCAAAAGAAGCTAATAAGCCTTCTTACACCGCCGAGGAAATTTCTGGTTTAGATACTTTTATTTCTGGTCAAATTAAAGATACCGATACTCAATATAAAATTGCTATTAGTGGTAGAACTGTTCAGTTATTTAAGAAAGATAAGGGTGGCGCATTTGGTACAACACCTGATTCTACCTTTAATCTTCCCGATGAAACAGTCCATACTTTAGTAGAAGGCACTACAAATGGTACTGTTAAATATGATGGCACTGATGTAAAAGTACATGGACTCGGCTCTATGGCTTATAAAGCTGAAACTTTCCTTGATACAAATATCGCTGATGCTAAAAAAGCTGGTACTGATGCCCAGACTGCTGTCAATACATTATCTGGCAAAGTCGGTACTGTTCCCGAAAATCAAACTGTTATTGGTTTAATTGCTGATGCAAAGAAAGCCGGTACTGATGCCCAGACTTCTGTTGGTGCTCTTGACACAAGAGTAGGTGCAATTCCTGCTGGTTCTGCGGCTACTACTGTTGTAGGATATGTTGATGAAAAAATCAATGCAATTCCCACACAAACAGATTACTCTTTAAGTATTGCTAATCCTGCATCTACTACTTATGCTCAGGTTTATGAATTTAAACAGCTTGGTAAGACAATTGGTACTATCAATATTCCTAAAGATATGGTAGTACAGAGCGGTATTGTTGAGACTAAAGCAGAAGCTGGTGCTTGGGGTGAAGCTGGCACATACCTCCACTTAGTACTTGCTAATGCTGATAATAGCTCCATTTACATTAATGTTGGTGACCTTATTGAGTATGTTACTTCTGGTTCTAAAGTTGGTGACCAAATTGTAGTTAGTGTTAGCGCTGACCATAAGGTAACTGCTACTCTTACAGAAGGCTCTGTGACTCTGGCACAGCTCCATGCTGATGTGCAGACCGCTATTGGCAAGGCCCATACTCATACTAATAAGGCTGAACTTGATAAGATTGCCGTTGGTGATAAAGCAAAGTGGGATGCTATACAAGGTAACGCGAAAGATTATACTGATACTACAATTGCTGAAAAAATTGCGGCTTTAGATGGTTCTGCACTTGCAACTGCTGAAGCTGATGGTAAAATTTCTGTTTTAACTGGTGTTGAAGAAATTGATGGTGTAATTTCTAAGAAGTCCGAAGCTACTCTTGCAAAAATTGCAAAAACTGGTAATGTAGCTGATTTAATGCAGACAGCAGGCAACTATGTTGTATTTAACTGCGGTTCCGCAACCGTAAATATTTAATTTAATTAAAAAGAGGTGGGTCGTCTTAGGGCGGCCCACTTCATATAAAGAAAGGAGGCTTCTTAATGGCTAATACTGAATTTAATGTTAGAATTTAGTTAAAGCGTGATACTGATGCAAATTGGCGGGCAAAAGACCCTCAGTTATTAGCGGGCGAAGTTGTTTTTGTTGATACAAATGCGGGCGAAGTAAGAACTAAAGTTGGCGATGGAACTAAAAAATATAGTGCGTTACCTTTTATGGATGAGGTATTAAGAAACCTCATTTCTGATAGTTCGAAACCAGCTTTTTATTTTGAGGGAACAATTGGTGATAATTTTACTTTTATACCTACTTCCGCAGTTGCTGATTTAAATACTGCTTATGAAGAAGGTAGGCCTTGTTTTTGTTCTTTTCCATATGCTTCTGTAAATATGATTTTACCTTTAAAAGCTTTTAATAAGGACACGGCTTATTTATTTTGTGGTATTTTTCAATAGAATGGTACTACCCTATAGTTGCACATTGTTTCATTGAATGGTGGGACTTCTTGGCGCTATGGCTTTAGCGCATTAGCTGATGCAGACTTGATTCCAATTAATATTTCACAATTAAATAATGATGCTAACTATCTTGATTCCGATTCTGCAAGTTCTACTTATGTCAAAAAAACAGGCGATGAACTAATTAAAGGAATAAAAACCTTTGAAAGCTCTATCGTTTGTTCCATGACGCCAGGTAATGAAAATCATTTAGTTAATAAAAAATATGTTGATGATAAAGCTAGTGCTTATTTACCTCTTGCGGGCGGTAAGATGACTGGCAATATTCAAATGAATAATAAGGAAGTTCTCAACGCCGCGAAGATAGGGTTTTTAAGGGGAGCTTATTTTGAAGGTTCAAATATATAGCAACAAAATGTAATTTCTGCTTTTGCTTCTGGTGGTAGCACGCTCGCTTATCTTAATGCTTACGCTCACACGCCCAAAAATGATGATAATGCAATGGTTCTTGCAAATAAAGGATATGTCGATAAAAAAACAACAGTCCTGTTAAAAACTTGGACTTCTGCCGATGTTAGTTAAATTTGACTTTTAACTAAAATTATGTTATAATAAATTTAACTAAAAGGAGAGATAAAATGGCAACTGAACAAACTTTAACTACTTTAATTATAAATAAAGTAGATAGTAAAGAAACATTTAATAAAATGAAAGCATAGGGTTTAGTTAATGAAAATGAACTCTATTTGACACCAGAAGGTGGTGTCGCAGAACAACAAATTAAAGTCCAAAATGATGAACCTACAAATTCTGCCGTCAATGATTTATGGCTTGATTTAGATGAAGAAGCTCCGACTTCCTTACCAATTACTAGTGGTACTTTAACTGGTCCGCTTGCAATGAGCAATAATAAAATTACAGGAGTAGGCGATCCCACTTCTGCACAAGATGTTGCAACAAAAAACTACATTGACACTTCCTTTTTAGCTTTAACTGGTGGCGTAATTAACGGGGATTTAAAATTAAATATTACTAACCAATCAGGATTAATTTTTAAGATTGGGACGACAACAGAACACAAAATAAGTGCTTCAACTTAGGGTTTAGTAATAACAGCACCCATATATATGCCAGGAAATAGTAATCCAACTCCAAGACCTGATATCGCTTTAATAACAAGGCAAGAATGTTTAAGTCTTTGTACCCCTAAAATTAGTGAAATATCGGCCAGTGGAGCAATTACTAAAACTTTAACGGATAATTCCAATTTCACTTTTAATAATGTATCCACGCTTAATTTAACAGCAGGAACTGGCTCTTGCCACGGTTTCATAACTTTCGGTAGTTCTAAACCTACTGTTTCACTTTCTGGCTTTACAAAAGTAGATGGTGATATAGCAAACGCCGCGGCTTCAACTGTTTGGGAATTTTCTTGCTATAATAAGTATGCCGTGTTTAAGAACTGGAGTGAGGTGTAAGCTTTATGGATTTATTTGAGAGAAGAAGGAATTTATTAAGTGGTAAGAAAAAATTCTTTCTTTATCGAGCAGGATAGACAGCTGTTTCTAATTGTAATATTGCGTCTTCTTCATCGGGCTATCATTTTAAAGATAATTATCTTGAGGTATCTTTGCCAAGAGGTGAGTCGTATGGAAAAATTGCATTTTAGGATATTATTGATTTAAATTCTTATAAAAAATTATGTGTATCTTATTTTGTAAATAGCTCTAATGGTTCAATTCGTGTAGGATCTACTACTATGAGTGGAAGGGTATATGGTAATTTAATTGAAGGCGAACTTATAACGAATCAACTTTCCACTGTTAGTTTTAATACAAATAATATTTGGAAATGTCTTGGTATTAGTGTTTCAAGTAATTTACCTGTAGCTACTTTTCAAATTTATGAAATTTGGCTTGAAAAATAAAAGGAGGAATAAAAAATGCCTATCTTAAAAGTTAAAACAGCAGATAACGGCTGGGTTGCCGTTGGAGGCGGAGCTACTGGCAGTTCAGGCTCTGGAACTAGTGGTAGTTCTTATACTTTACCAATTGCTAATGCTACAACTTTAGGTGGAGTGAAACCTATATCTAAAACCTCCGAAATGACTCAAGCTGTTGGTGTAGATAGTGAAGGCCGTTTATATACAAAACCAGGAACTGGTGGGTCAGGTTCTGGTGGAGGGTTATCTTCGGCTTATTCTGTTGGAGCAACAGCTCCCTCTGACACTGGAATTTTATGGATTGATAGTGGAAATTCCAATACATTAAAATTTTATAATGGCTCTGCTTGGGTAGCAGTTGGAGCTGTTTGGGGATAAAAGGAGTAAATAAATGGAGAAAAAAAAATTAACAGTTCAAGTTAGCTCTGATGTTTGTGAGTTAATTGAAGCGTTGCAATATGAAGTTGAAAGTCGTAAAGAGATTATTTCATTTATGTTAAGTTCTGGTATGGATATTCACAGCGATAGTTTTAAAGAATATGAAAAGCAATATATTAATTTCTTCATTCAATATAATGAAGCAAAGAATCGTCTTGAAGCTGATTTTGTGCGACCGCTCGCGAGTGAATTTGAAACATGGAATCTTGACTTTACAACTCATATTATTACAATTAAATTAAAAAAATAAAATAATTTGGAGGAATTAACTTGATTACTTCCGAAGAAATTAAAAACATAAAACAAAAATTAGGTAATGAAATGGCACGGCGTCGTTGGTATGGCAATTTAAATGTCAGCCCTTATAATGCGACTACAATGAGCAATGCTATACAAATTGCCAAAGGGTCAAAAATGTTAGCATCTTAGGGTAATGAAATTTTAACACCTTTAAACAAAATAGCAACAGACAGTAATTTACCAATTGCCACGGTTAACAGTCCAATTCCTAATAACTTTAACTATAATACTTTAAATGAGAAAATAACAGCATGGTCAGCAGAAGATATTACAGGAAGCGTTACTTCTTGCGGGGCTGTCTGCGCTGGTTTATGCACAACTACTTGTGCTAGTGGATGCGGTGGTGGATGCGGTTCTTCTTGTGGCAAGAGTTGTGGTTCTGGGTGTTCTAATGAATGTAAAGGTGGCTGTTCAGGTAATTGTGCGGCCGGTTGCGGTGGAAATTGCGGAACAAGTTGCTCAAATGCTTGCTCTGGAAGCTGTGGTGGAAACTGTGGTTCAAACTGTTCGGGTTGTGGTGGAAAGTGCTCGGCGACTTGCACTTCTAGTTGTAGTTCTGGGTGCAAGGGTAATTGTGCAGGGTCTTGTCAAGCCATGGCAAATACCAACTGTGGTACAAGTTGTTAGGGAGAATGCTCGAAAGGTTGCCAGCACGGCTGTTCTTCTACTTGTTCTTCAACTTGTGGTAGAACCTGTGGCGTCGATTGCAATTCAAGCTGTTCTGATGGTTGCGATAGAGGCTGTTCTGGCAGTTGCGGTTCTGGTTGTTCTGGAACTTGCTCAGGTGGCTGTGATGGCTCGTGTGGGAGTGGTTGTTCCAGTCAATGCTATGGTGGTTGTTCTGCTCAATGTGTAATGGCTTGCACCGGTGGTTGTGGTAGTGGTTGTACTCATTCTTGTGCAACAAGTTGTTCTACTTTATGTATTAACGCTGCGTCATAAATTAAAAAGGAGATTTTTTTAGGAATGAATTTTGAAGATTTTCAATTATTAGAAGATAGACACCATGAAGAATATAGTAGTGAAATGATGAGAATTTTTAGGTTAAAACATATCCCTAAAACTATTACTTTTCAAGTTACAGAGGACTGTTGTCTATCCTGCGTTTATTGCTACCAACACGCTAAAAAAAAGACGCACATGACTCCAGAAATAGGTCACGCCGCGATTGATTGGTTATTAGCTTCTACACCAGAAAATAATCCATATATAAATCCTGAAAATTCTCCTGCTATAATAATTGACTTCATTGGTGGAGAGCCTTTAATGGAAATTGATTTAATTGAAGATTTAATTTGCTATTTTAAAAGACGCACAATTGAATTAAATCATCCATGGGCTTTCCGCCACAGATTTTCAATTTGCTCTAATGGCGTCCTTTATTTTGATCCACGCGTACAATCTTTACTTCAAAAATACGGAAATGAAATTAGTTTTTCAATTTCAATTGATGGGACAAAAGAATTGCATGATGCTTGTAGAGTTTTTCCTGATGGGCGTGGTAGTTATGATATTGCAGTAAAAGGAGCTTTACACTATCAAGAACATTATGGACATGGAGCTATTGGTAGCAAAATGACATTAGCCCCAGAAAATATTAAATTTACTTGTTCCGCAGTAGAAAACTTATTAAAGTTAAACTATAAGTCAATTAATTTAAACTGTGTTTTTGAGGAAGGTTGGACTAATAAAGATGCATTAATTCTTTACCAGCAACTCAAAAAAATTGCAGACTTTATGATAGAAAAAAAACTCTATAAAGATACAACAATTTCAATGTTTTCTTTGCGGTGCGGGCATCCTTTAGACGAAAAAGACAATGAAAATTATTGCGGAGGAGCGGGACAAGGTGGAATGATGGCAATTAACTATTTGGGTAATATTTATCCTTGCCTCCGTTATATGGAAAGTTCAGTAGGAGATAATCAACCGCCGATGATAATTGGTAATATTTTTGAAGGAATTGGCACGCATTTAGAAGAACAAAAAAGATTAAAGCTTTTAAATGCGGTGACGCGACGCTCGCAATCTACTAATAAATGTTGGACTTGCCCAATTGCGAGCAATTGCGGTAATTGTTCTGCTTACTCTTATGAAAAATTTGGAACACCTGATCATAGAGCAACTTTTATTTGTCCTATGCACATTGCAAGAGTTTTGGCTAATGTATATTATTGGAATAGAGTGTTTCAACAAGAGAATATAAAAAAAAGATTTTGGAATTTTGTGCCTAAAGAGTGGGCACTCGATATTATAGATGAAAATGAATTTGATTCATTAAATAAATTAAGTGGGGTGTTTTAATGGCACTTTATTTTGGAGATTAGTCAGTTAGTTTAACATCGGTTAATAGTGGTGGAGGTATTGATACAAGTGATGCGACTGCTGCGGCAAGTGATATTGTTGCAGGTCAAACTGCCTATGTAAATGGTGATAAAATAACTGGAACTTTGCCAGTTTATAATGGAACAGAAATTACTACTATTAATAAGCTATAGACTAATTTTAGATTTATAGGGACTCCGACAAAAAGATATTTTATAGATCACGCACAATAGGCACTTGGTTTTATTTCATAGGCAAAAGCTACTACTCTTCTTGGCGATGCAACCCCTGCCGATGTGGCAAAAGGGAAGACCTTTACAAGTGGGTCAGGCGTTAAGATTACTGGAACAAATTAGGGTTCTCAAATTGAAACAGTTGCCATAACATTAACTGGTCCCAGCTTAGCAAATGGAGTATTCATATGGTATATTGATGAAACTGGTAATTTAGTTGAAGATTACAGAGATAGTGATTCGGTGTTATTAGTCAAAAAAAATACAATAATGTTTTTTGCAGGGGAAGCTATAATTACTTTAGTAGATGGAAATTTAATTAATTATTGTGTTGAATTTATGGGGGAAGAACCCCAACCATTAGCACTTCCTAATGGTAATTCATATTTATTTTCTTCAGTTATGACCGATACTAATAAAACAATTTCAGTATCAACCATAGTATAATAGAAATAAAAATTTGACTTTCTCCTAAACTTATGTTATAATAAAAGAAAAAGGAGAAAATAAAAATGCAACATATAAAATATATCGGTCGCAATTTTGATGAAAATGGTTTTTTGGTTGAAATTTTTGAATATAGAGGCTATCAATATTCTTGGGTTCACAATGGGAAATATACAGGAAGTTCTGAAGGCTTCCATTAGAGAGAAACACAAAAAATTGATTCTCTTAAATTAACATAGTGAAAATAATGTATTTTTTTTAATACACTCTTACTTAATTGTAGGAGTGTATTTTTTTTGGAGGAATTTTAAAATGGCACAAATTAAGCTTAAGATAGATAATGATAAATATGAATATATAGAAGACAGACGCCTCCACATTGGTAGTTCGTAGCCAGAGGAAAGCAAATCAAAAGAGGGAGATTTATGGCTATCTACTGATGAAGCGGGAGTAGCTCTTCAGCCAGAATTGCCAAAATTTTCGGGACTCGTCAAACAAACTTTAGATAGCAATGAAATACCAACTTTTTCTGCGGCGGTCGCCAATGAAGATTTTCAGCCACCATTAAATTAGGTTAATGGAATTTTAAAGAGCAATAATGATCGGCAAATTTCACAAGCAGAAGCCAATGTAGATTATATGGAACCACCTGAATTTGTAAGTCAAGACGGTTCAAGTTTATCTATCATATTATCACATAATAAATTTTATAATTTAACCATATCTGCCAATGGACTTTTAACTTTGAACAGTGGATTAGGCGGAGCCGGCGAAACTACTGATATTTCAATTTCTCATGGCTTTATTTAGTTTGAAGGCCCCGCAACCGTTAATTTTGGTGCTTTTCTTTCCATTAAAGGTAGCGACGATATATCAGGGTCAACTGCCACAATTACAAAGGCAAAATTATGGGAGTTTTCATCTCTCAATGGCTACTTAATAATAAAAGATTGGAGTGAAGATTAAAATGAAAAAGACACATAATTTTTGTAAGCGTGTTGTTATTTTCTGTATTACTTTTATTGTACTTTATATAATTGTTGCAGTTACCTTCAATTTCTTACTTCAAATTGAATTAAGCCCAACTTTAACTACTTGTGTTTTTGGCTTTTTTGGAACTGAATTGGGGGCTTGTGCTTTCGTTCGCATTATGTAGGGGAAATATGAGTAGGTCGAAACACAAAGAAAAGAGGTCGCACCAGACATTATGCCGTCTTCCGCAGTTAATAATCAAATAATTGAATCAACTGAAAATTATGATGAAGACAATGGAACCACCGCTCAACAACTTATTGATAAATTATCAAAATATTAAAAAAATAGAGAGCTTTATTTATTAAAGCTCTCTTTTCTTTATTTATTTAAGTTGATCCCAATCACATTCTTGCCACTGTTTATCTTCTCTAAATCCGATCATTTTTGCATGACGGAGACCGCCCGCGTCGGTATCAAATCTTTCCATTGAAGTAATTTCAATTACTTTACCTTTATAGTCTTTATAGTTGGCTTTAATTTCTTCAGTCAATCCACTCAACCAACCAATTGGAGTAATTTTTCCATCTTTAATTACTCCTATTTCCAAGCTCCCCGCCCAACCATAATAATAGCTTTTTGTAATAGGCATAAGTGAAGTCATACCTTCATCATATTTTCTCCAAAGTCGTTCATTAAATTTTTCACCAGTGCGAGCGTCTTCCCAATATTTCCATTCTTCAATTTGCTTACCTGTATAAGCTTTAGTAGGTGCTGCGGCACGACCTGTAAAGAAGCAATCAATTGTATTAGAAAGTTCTTTTTTAATTTTTATTGTCATGCGGGCTGGCGTTCTTTTTTCATAAATTGGACAATCTTTTCGAGTTATTACAACACCTTCAAGTCCTTTTGCTAAATATTCACTGATTTTATCCCAGAGTTCAGCTCCTTCGTAATAAGTAGCAAAATCGACATAAGGATAATTCCCATAAATTGAATTGTTTATTTTGTTAAGAACTCTTATGCGGTCTTCAATCGGTTTAGGCATATAGTTTTCGCCTTTCCAAGCACAAACATCAAAAACATAAAAGTGAAGGAATTTATTCTGTTCTTGCTGGCGAGCAATACCTTTTTCTTTAAGGCAACCCAAAAGTGAAGTAATTTTTCTACTTCCTTCATCATTTGGCAAATAAATCTCTCCAATGAGGCAGGTCCCATTGGGAAGAGATTCGAACCAGTTCCTCAGTTGCGGAACCCATTCGTGTTTATCTACTGGTTCTCCTTTAACATTTTTATCGCGGGCAACCATAAAGATATTGCCGTCATCATCCTTAATGACACGCTGATAATATCCATCTCTTTTCAAGGCTCCAACATAACGTCCGCTAAAAATTAGGTCATAAGTTTCTTGTTTTTTATCTTTTTTGTAGTTAAGAGGAAATTGCCAATAACGCATTGCCTCCATATCCACAAAATTTTTATTGCCAATATAGCCTTCCATTTTATTCTCCTTTCACAATCATTTGATAAAAGTTTTCAGCTTTATCAATTAACATATCAATATCGCCGTCATTATCAATGTAGTAATCATAAGTATAATCTTTTACATCATTATCGGCATGATTCGATTGTTTTACATTATTGAGACAAGGGCGATTAATGAAAATTGTTTTTGCTCCCAATCTATCAACCATTTTCTGAATTTCTTTAGGTTCTCTTACCATTACAAAAATCAAAATTGGCTTATCATCTTTATTATAAAATTCAATCTCTTTAATACGATTTTCAATATCAAAATAAGGAACATCATTCCATTCAGTTAAAAGGTCTTTTAAGTCACTTAAAAATTTACGGTTTTTGGAGGTTTTTGTACCATCCCAACCAGCAACACGAGCTACCTGTTTAACTAAATCAACGCTACTCATTTTAAAGATACCTTCGTGGCGGGCGCTTATCATATCAACAAAACTATCCTTGCCCGCGGTAGGATAGGAATTTAAAACAAATATATGTGTCATTTTTTATTATAACTCCTTGCTATTGCATCTGCTCGTTCATTTCCTTCAAGGCCACTATGACCTTTAACTTTTTTAAAGATGAAGTCAGTATCTTCAAAAAAAGGAATAAGCTGTTTCCAAAGGTCGATATTAGCAACTTTTTGACCTTTAGAATTAACCCAATTATTTTTTATCCATTTTACATACCATTTTTGCTCATAGCAATTAATGCAATAAGCACTATCACTATAGACTTCACAACTAAAGAAAATTGCATGATTTCGTAATTCAATTGCCCGCTGACAAAGCTTAATCATAGCTGTCATTTCAGCTCGTTGATTAGTTTGAACTTCGCCTTCCAGCAAAGCTCCTTTACTTTCCTCATATGCAACATCTTTTTCAGTATAACTAATGGAATATCCCCAAGATGCTTGAGCACCTTCTCGTCCATTCTTTGAGGCACTACCATCACAATAACCAATTATTTTCATTAAAGAACAGCTCCTTTCTTGTAGTAGGCTTCATAAATATCTTTTGCAGTAAAATCAACATTATAATATCCAAATTCATTTTCAATTCGCTTAACAAGTTCATTAACAGAACAATTAACGGGTGCGGTAGTGCGTTGGAGCCGTCCAAAAATTTTTGTTTTTTTCAAGGCATTAAAATCGTATTTATTAGCATTTATCCTGACAGGAATATTTGCAACCCCACAAGCATCCTTAATAATACGATAAACACACTTAGTTTCATCGGTAAGCGGGCCACCATCAATTATGATGGATTTATAATGAGTAGTTTGGCTAAAATAACAGTTATAAATTGCTACATATTGTCTGGCAATTACTTTATCAAACATATTATATTTTTCAATATCAGTCATTATAAAATTCTCCTTTTATTTTTTTCTAATATAATTATAATATAAATACTGAAAAAAGTCAAGTTTTCAAATGATTTTTTGACATTATTTTGAGAAAATAAAAAATAAAGGAGGATTTTCTAATGGGCGAAGAAATTAATGTTTATGTAAAAACTCTTCTTGAAGGTATTGCAGTTCCTTGCGTAATATTTTTAACGCAAATTATTGTTCGTTTTGTTGCTACTTATATGAATAAATTAAAAGAACAGCAAAAGAATGAGAAATTAAATAAATATTTTGATATTGTTCAAGACGCTATCATTAAATCTGTTCTTACAACTAATCAAGTTTTTGTTGATAATTTAAAAGGACAGAATTTATTTGATAAAGATGCTCAAGAAAAAGCTTATGAGCAAACCCGTGATAATGTTTTAGCCATTATCACTGACAGCCAAAAAGCTTTAATTGAAAGTGCTGTTGGCGATTTTGACAAATGGTTAAAAGCTCAAATTGAGGCTCAAGTAGCCGCCGCAAAGAAGGCAAAAGCAAATGAAATTTGACAGTAAAAAAAATTTTTATTATAATAAAGATAAATTGTCAGGGTTTTTTCAACAAAACCCTGATTGTTTATCTCAAAATTTATATATTGAAAGGCAAGATCGTTTAGGCATATTTAAGTTTGGTTGTTCGACTGTTGATAAGGTTGGATGTGGAGCAATTGCTATTTATAATATCTTAAAAGGAATGAAAGTTCCAACTACTTTTGACGAAGTAATTTGTATTTGTGAGTGTTATGCGAATTTTGGTGGAAAATTAGGGTTAAAGCCTTTAGGCATTTCTAAACTATTTTCTAAAATTGGTATGCGGGCGACACGATATTGTTCAATTAGGCGATTAATATCCACTAACCCAGAACAAGGTATTATCTACTATTTAAGAGGATTTAGTGGAGCACATTATGTATCTTTTACTCGTGCAGGCACTAATAAGAAAGGCGAACCTACCTATTACTTTCATAATATTGAACAATATGAGTTTTATGATAAACAACAAATAAAAGGCAAAACTTATTTAGTTCCGAGAGCAATTACCCTTTTGGAATTTGACAAATCGCGAAAATTTTTGTATAATATATATTGGAAAGTAAATAAAAAATAATTTTATTTATACATTATTTAAATAGGAGGGAAAAAAATTGGCGACGAAAATCAATCAGTCCGATATAAAGCAAATTAACCAGCTCTATTATCAGTGCCACAACTATTCTCAAGTGGCAAGAGAGATGGGGATTAGCCCCTCCACAGTTAAAAAATATGTGCAAGCTGATTATAAACCAATTGATGAATCAAAAATTAAACATATTGCAATTGCTGATGTGCCCCGCGCTTTTAATGCTGAAATTTTTCATAAAATTGCGGACATTGATATTCTTTGTCTTACTGATGAAGAAAAAGAAGAATTGAATTATATGAAGGAGTGGGAAATAGAAATATGAAAGAAGTTAAATATTTTGATTATATGGAAAGTTCCACTCCTAATAAATATATAATTACTTACGACCCCGATAAAGGTTTTCCGATTACTTATACTTCGGGGAGTTTTGCTGTGCTGCCCGCGAGGCTTATGAATTTAACTTATCCAAATTATTTGCGACTTTGTCGTGATGAATTTGGAGCCGAAATTATAGGTAAAAATAGCGGTTATCCTATCGCTTATTTCCCTAAAGGCAAAAATTTGTTTCAATTTATACATCTCCTTAACTCACGGGCAGCCGCAGTAAAATGGGAACAAGAAGAATTAGATAGCTACAAAGAAAAAGTAGAATATTTAAGAAAAAATTATCCACAAACCCTGAAACGCTTTGAAGAAAGGAACGGTGAGATTGGTTATGAATTTAAGTAAAGACATAATTGAAAAAATCGGTTATTGGAGCGGTTGGAGTCAAGAAAAAATTGATGAAGAGACTGCCCGCGAAAGCTTATCGTTTAAAGAGGTATTAGAATCTAAGAAATTATCTGATGCCATTAAACATTGGACTTATTCTATGGCTCTTCTTTCCTCCGAAGATCACGTTCTTTATGAAAAGTATTTTCAACTTGAAAATAGTGAGTTCATTTATTCCAGTCAAAAAATTAAAAACAGTTATCGTGTTCTTGATAGTGATCATGTCTATGATAGCCAAATGGTAAAGAATAGTCATTATATTACTAACAGCTATATTGTTGAGAATAGTGAAGGTATTGATAACTGTGAAGGCATTTTTAATTCTCACGATATTAACGATTGTAAAAATCTTCATGACTCTACTTACTGTGAGCGAGTTCGTGGTGGATATTGGAATCAAACTTGCATTGATGGAGATTGGTTGATTGATTGTCATAACTGTTGTAATTGTTATTTTTGCAATAGTATAGGAACAGACAACCAAATTTCTTACAATTTAATTTGTTGCTATAATTTCACTAATTTTGATAAAGATAAATTTTATTTATTCAATAAAGAAATTCCGCAAAAAATTTGGGAACAAGTAAAAAGAAAATTAACTCGTGAACTTTTTAATGAATGCCAATGGACTTATATGACTCGTATTCCTACTTGTGGCACTAATAAATTGTTTAGTAAAATAGATAATAAAAATTTTTTGAAAATAATGAAGTCTTTGCCCAACTATGATGCAAAGCTTATGTATAATATCACCCTTGTTGGTGAATTTTTAACTAATTGAAGGTGATTAAATTTATGAAAGAAATTAATTGCCCCGCTGGTGCTCAACTTATGATGATGCCAATGATGAGTGGCACTATCGCGGCGGGCTTTAAGAATAAAAAATATTAGGAAGCTTATAAATTTCCTCATTATGGCGTTGATTTTGATAGCCGATATGGTGAAGATTTTAAAGTTGTGGCTTCTGGTAGTGGAACAGTAATTGGAGTTGAAAAAAACTTAAATAATTCTTTGGGTTGTATTTGTGTCATATAGTATGATAATGTTTATAACCCAACTACAAAAAAAGTTGAAAGTTATGTGTTTCGTTATTATCATATGGCTCAGCTTTATGTTAAAAAGGGTGATAAGGTAAAAACCTATGACCAATTAGGACAGGTAATTAATCATAAGTGGTGGAATCACGTTCATGTAGAAATTGATTCCGACATTAAATATCCTTTCTACACACCACAAGTTGCAGAGAAATCTTCGGCTTTATTAGTTAGAAGAGGCGCAACTGATTCATCTTTATTGAACCCTATGTCGGTTTTGGTAGTTGGAAGACAGCAATCTATGATGGTTCATAATTTAGCTATTTATGCGGACCATACCTCTGATGCTCCTCGTTTTGTAGAAGGACTGCCCGCGCCAACGATTCCAAATGAACCTGCACCAGAACCCGAAGCTAAACCTAAACCTTAGATTCAAACCCAAGACAAAACTTTGCCCATTCTTCCAATTAATGATGCAAAGCTAACTTGTGGTTATAAAAACCCTCTTTACTATCAGCAATATGGAATTAGACATTATGGTTGCGATTTAGTTTCTGTATCAAATAAACGAGGAGTTTATGCGTCGGCGGATGGAAAAGTAATCGCGGCAGGTTGGGATGGAACTAGCACTCCAGCTTATCCAAATGGCAACAATTCGGGCTGTGGTTATGTTCTTATAATTGTTTATCCAAATATAAAAATTAAAGGGACTCAAAAAAATGGAGCCACCTTTACTTATCTTCACTTAAAAGAGCAACCAATTGTAAAAGTTGGTAGTCAAGTTAAGCAAGGACAATTATTAGGCTACTATGGAGATACTGGTTCAATGGTATTTGGTGCCCATTTACACTTACAAATAGATACAGATACAAAGTATCCTCAATATTGTATGGGAATGGGTAGCGGGCATCGTATTTTAAAGCACGGCACAGTAGATAGCACAGTTAATCCTATGGATATTCTTTATTTAGGAAAAAATCAATCTATCGTTGGTGGGCGCTACCCCGCGTAGTATGATAAAAATGACCTGCAAAAACTTGAAAAAATTTAAAAATTGTTATATAATAATTATAGAAAAGTTGAGAGAGCAATAAACTTTTTTGTGTTAGTTTTAACGAGTGCGCTGGCGGACCGCGTAGTAGTCCGCTAAAGTTATCTCTCAGCTCTTTTAAATTTGACTTTTTCAAAAAATTATGTTATAATATTTATAGAAAGTTAAGAAAGAGAGTTGAGGTTATGGTTGATTTGCTGAACAGAGGCAATAAACGCAATTATATAAACTCTAATTATTCAACATATAATTGTGGCGGTTTCGCTTTAGAAACTTATTCTTGGTATCAGCCTCTTGGCGGATATAGTTCAACAATTGAAATTTTGAATAATGAAGGGCTATCTTTTATAGATAGTAATCGCATTGATGCTTATCCAGAATTTTATGATTATATGACTCAATTTATGGTTAAAGATTTGATTATACCTCGTATGATGAAAGATTTTAAAGACCGTCATATACGGCGAGTGAAAGGACGAGAGCAAGTTGATTTTGCTAATGAGAATTTAATTTCTTTGCGAGTTGGCATTGAGTTTTCTCTTGATGAAGATGGAACAGCTTGGTGGGCTGATGATTTTGATTTTCATTATCGTCTTTATAATCCTCAATTTAATTTATGGTATGAAAAATGTGGTAAGAATCATCCACGAATTGCTCCAAATAATTGGGACGAAAATTTTCTATATAATAGTAATATTTATTACTTTGCGGTCGCCGCAAAGAATTCTAATTTAATTTTTGAAAACAATAAAGAACCTATAATCATTGAAGCAGATGATAGCAATGAAAATTTGATTTTTCTCTAAAATTTTGATATAATATTTATAGAAGTTGAGAGAAAAGAGTTTCTTACTTTCCTTTCTGACTCTTTTCTCTCTTAACCTCTCCTATAAAACAGGCACAACGCGTAAAACGGACACGCGAAGTGGCGGTTCCAACCCCGTATAAATGTTGAGGATAGGAGATTTTGACAAAATTTCCGAAATCACGGTGGAGTGGTTGCCCATCGGAGAAAATATTTTATTCATAGTAAGATTGTCGCTTACGGTGAGAAGTATTTGAACATAAATAGCAACCTGTCTGCTTTCTTTATTAAATGTTTAGAGAGGAGTTTTGTTATGTATATTTGTCCGATTTGTCGTAGAGAATATACAACTGATGAAGCTGTTGCCAAATGTTTTTTAAGATGTTGGCGAGAAGAGCATCCTTGTCAAAAATCCCAGCCTGCTCCGCATAGTGAGGATATTTTTGACCGTAAGGTAAATGAAGATATTTCTACTTTTTTTAATTCATTTAAGAAAGGATAAGCTATGCACGAAGTTAAGGTAAAGACACATTTAATAATAACGGACATTCATTCGGAATATCATATGAATTGGTGCGGAAAACTCCTTGACTCAAAACCGCTATTAAATGATGTGGGTTTACCTACTTTTGTTGTAGTGGGAAGTAAAGGACGAGTAGAAGTTAATACTATGGATATGAACTATCTTGAAGATTGCGCTAAAAGATTAACCAATCCTCGCGGACGCTCAGCAATTAGTTATGACAGCGCTAATGTCTATATTAAAGAGACAAATGGAACCGAAAGGCTAATGGGCGTTTTATTTCATAGACGAGTAAAAACTTTCGCACCAATGCATGATAGGGTTTATTGGGAGTAAAGAATAAAATGAGGCGGTAGTCCAACGGCAGCAGACAATGGACTTAAAATCCATCAAGTGAGGGTTCGAATCCCTCTCGCCTTACCATTAGGTTTTTCAACCTACCCTAAAAATTGAGATTAGAATAAAACACAAAGATGATGCTTTGAAAACATAAAAGCGGTTCGCACTTTTAGTAGGATTTTAATTATATAAATCCTATTTTATCCCACCATTTCTTGGAAAGGAGCAGAAAAATGGATAAGCGTATATTTAAGAAAACTGGTGAAGAACTTCAACAGTATCTAGCATTTAAGCGAAAACATTTTTTTATTCCCGCCAAGAAAGGAAAAGGTTCTTTTAAAAGGCAAGAAAAACATTCAAAAAATTTCGAGAATGTGGTGTAATGGTAGCACATCGAGCTTGGGACTCGAAGGAGTAGTTCAATTCTAACATTTTCGACCATCAGTTCTTTTAGAAAAGGAGTGAAGCCTATGATTGTATTTGAAAGAATAAAGGAAAAGGACGGTCCGCCTAAAAGATGAGACTTGTTGAGAGTCGGTAAACTATCAGCTCAGTTTTGTAGTTCTGAATAAAAACTACAAAGTATGGCAATATAGCTCAGTTGGTGGTAGCATCTGACTGTTAATCAGAGGGTCAAGAGTTCAAGTCTCTTTATTGCCTCCATGGGGTGGCTTCGCCTTGACTATATAAAAATGAAGCTTATGGGCATATTTTCTATTCAAAAAGTGCCCATTTTATCGGATAATAGTTCAACGGGAGAACGATAGGGTCGCGCCCTTTATGGCAGTTCAATTCTGTCTTATTCGACCATTTTCATTATTTAGCAGGGGATAATGAAAGTTGCTACCATATCGGAATTATTTCCGAAACTGGTCTTTGGCTGTTTCCCAGTTAAAGAAATTGCCATTTGCTGTGGTTTAGTAGTTTAATGGTAGAATAAAGCTCTTGTAAAGCTTAGGCAACAGTCCGATTCTGTTCTAAACCTCCACCTGTGGAGTCCCGATTGCCGAAATTCCACCACAAACAGTTAAATGTCAAATAGCGAATTAAGTAGGTATTTGCAATGTAGTTTTCTGGTAGGTTTTCTACGTGAAAAAAGCCTCCTATTTGCCGGTGGTCCGATAGTTTAATGGTAAAACGCTCTCAGGCACGAGAGAAATAGGATGTTCGAATCCCTAAAGACCTCATCATCGAAGCGATTTGTAGGTGTTAAATTTCCTGCTCCTTGAGTGGAAACCTTCAGCATTGTGATAGTTGCTTTATCTATCCAAGATATTCCCCGTATTCACTTGTAAAAAGAATATGGGAACGCGTTGAACTTAAAAATATAAGCACAACGTATCTTAGTGAAGAACGAATACCATCGTGCTAAGAAATAACCCCGTCCAAATGGGTTTAGGACGCAACACATAAGTTGATTTGAAGGATACTCCAATTAGACTAAGGTTAAACAGCGTGAGCTGTCCGACCAGACCAAGGCTGAACTGAGGTCCGTGCAGGGTTATTGTGCTAATCTAATCGCTCTTAAAAGCATTGTCTCATCGCTCTCGTAATAGAGGCTTTGGTGAATACCCAAAGCTGAATCCAAGAAGACGGTCGAGTGGCATCGCCCGCAATCGTTGGAAAAGCCAATAAGAGAGTTTGTCGTGAAGTTGAAGAAATTCAATGTATAAGATGAGGTCAAAGTACGAGTAGCCCAAGACAAAGACTTCCCGAATTTTAATGGGGATGATTTAATAGATAAATAAATTATTTTACTTTTCTGAATGGCGGGTGAAAGTTAATTGTAATCAATCAATTAAAGGCTTGTTGTTGCTGGTGCAACATAGGGCAAGAACTTTCGTCGAGACGTTGGCGAGGGTCAGACTTGTCTTCCTTTTGGCTGAATATAAGAGAAGATTATGAAAAGTAAGGCGAAGGCCTACGTTTGTGGTTATATTTTTAGGTTTAACCTAAGTCCGCTGGCATCGGACGTCTTTTTCTTATCGGTTTTTGGCTCTTTTTAGAAAAAATAAAGAGCCGGCATATTGCGGTATAGTGTAATGACAGCACGGGTGGCTCTAACCCATCAGGCTCTAGTTTGATTCTAAGATACCGCAACCAATCAGTTTTGCGGGGTTCTGGTTAAAGTTAAAAACACTCGCACATATCGCGGAGATGGAGAAAAAGAGTCTCGCAAGGGTCATTACCTTGAAATCGGTTATGGCAGTAATAACCTCCGCACCCATATGGTCCCATCATCTAATGGCGAGGATATAACCTTTTCACGGTTAAAATATGAGTTCAATTCTCATTGGGACTCCCACTGGTTTGTGCATTCCATGATAAAGATGTACTCATTGGTAGCCAAGCATTAAAAGGCACTAAGACAATAGGAGCACCGTCCGTGGGACAAAACTACACTTGTAAGGGAGTGAGATTAGTTTTACCCATAGGTGCGTCGCTGGATTGACAATTGAACTGCCAGCCCAATGATTTTGCTTTTCTAATATTTTTATTGGCTTAAAAAATATTACGGTTATGTGCCTGACTTATATTCAGATGATTTTTGCCGTAAAAAATAGGGGAGATATAAGCGTTTAGACGTTTTATAGGTTTTTTCGCGGACGACGAGAGAGGTCCAAATAAAAGGTGGTTATTTCTTCCCCACCAAAAGAAATTATAGCTATAACGAGGCTACAGTAAGAACTCGTAAAACTACTGTTCGGCTTGGGCGGTGTCTATAACCGCCCTTTTTATTGGGCTGTCGTTCAACGGTAGGACAGACGGCTTTGACCCGTCAAACGCTGGGCCAGCACCAGCCAGCCCAACCATTTTGTCGAATGACAAAACATAAATTAAAATGATGAAAAGGAGAAATTTTATGAAGAAAATTATTTCTGTAATTCTTAGTGTGCTTATGGTAATGGCACTTGGCATCAATGCTTTTGCACTGACCGCACTTGAGCTTAAGCCTGGTGTTCCTACTGCTCAGAGCAAGGTTGTGCTTGAAGATTATTGCGATTTTAATGAAAGTGGTGAGAATACTTTCATCGCTCAGAGCAATGACGGTGGTAAGTTCTATGTTCCGATTTGCTATAATTACAAAGAGCTTAAAAATATTGAACTTCTCGCAGATGGAATGACTGCTCGTCTTGTAGATTTTAATCCTGAGACAATGGAATATCCTGGCTATTATCCTACTTATTGCCTTCTTGAAGCAAGACAGCCTATGGATGATCCGAGTACTAAAGGTTTGACTTGGGAAGATGCAAAAGAAATGGCAAAAACTCTTGGTAAGCAGAATAAAAAGACTTATCAAATTGTACCTGAGCAGTATCTGTATATTGCAGAATTTACTGTAAATGCGAACTATGGAGCTTCTTTTGTTCAGGGTAATTTTGAAATTAGAGCTATTGATGTAGAGAGTGGTAATCGTCTTTCTACTGGTAAGCAAATTGTTATTCGTGATGTAGTATTTTTTGATTATGAGAATGTGAAATCCGCAGCCCAGTATGATTATATACTTAAACTTGGTGATAAGGGTTATTCTGACTATCGTAGTTATAAAGAGGGTTATCTTGGTTCTGACGTTGATTATGGTGCAACTTGCATTGCAAAGTCCGCATTTAGAGCAGTTGAAGGGAAGAAACTCTCTATTGAACTTAATCCTACTGATAAGCTTGTAATGAGCGTCGCTAAAGGTCAGAATAGTGTTAATCTTTCTAACTATTTCAATGTAGATAAGAAAACAAAAACTATTAAATTTGGTTTTTATGGCTCGCCCATTATTGCTGATAGCTATTCTTATGAAGTAAATCTGGGTAAAAATGCCTATGACCTTGCTGAGTTCTTTAATCTTAGAATGAATGAAACTGATGTATATACTTTCTATGTAAAGAAAGATGGAAAAATTATAGATAATTTTGTAATAGATTATGCAAAACAGCAGTCTTATGATAATATTGTATTGAAAATTACTGGAAAAGGTTCTATTCTGACTTCTTATGAGCTGACTTTGGATAATTCTCAGGTAGCTGAAAATAAAACTCCTTCGGTTTCTACTTCTAAACCTGCGGGTGGCGAAGTAAATCCTAATACTGGTGCAGAAGTTATTTTTGAACACGCTATTTTTAAAGTTTTTCATGGCAATACTTCTATTGAACTCCATTAAATTTTAATGGTTTAATTCTCAAGGAGCAGTAAATTTTTATATTTACTGCTCTATTTTTTTACTTAATTTTAGAGCATAAGCCATGAAGCGACGCATAAAATTTGACTTTTCTTTGGACTTATGCTATAATTATTTTATAAAATATTAAAAAGGAGTCGTTTAATTGAGTAGAGCAACAAAAATATTTTTTGCTGTTATCTTAACTCTGCTGTGCATCCGTTGCTGTTCTGTTGAGACCTCGGCCGCAACAACTAACATCATAGATAGAACAGTTAAACTTATTCCGAAACAAAAAGAAATTGTAATTACATTAAAAGAATCAGAATATTCTATGTTTTCAGATGAAATTGAAGTTTTAGTTTCTAATGAAGACCGTGAAAACATTTTAGCTTTGGCTGACGAGCATAAGGCTGATATTGAATGTTTAGCAAAAATTATTTGGGTAGAGGGCGGTGGAGAATCGCTTGAATTTCAATCGGCAGTCGCTTGGACGGTTTTTAACCACTTAGACTGTGGAGATTGGGGATCTACCTTAACGGATGTTATAACCTATCCTGGGCACTTCGCTTGGGACAAATATGCACCAGTTAATGACCTTCAGCTTAAATTGGCTAAAGATATTTTTATGCGGTGGGCGCTTGAAAAAGCGGGCTATTTTGATGTTGGTAGAACGCTTCCCGCTGAGTTTATTTATTTTTGGGCTAATTCTAAAGGTGAATGTAGATTTAATACGGTGTATGGAGTTAAAGAAGGAGCATGGGACTGGTCTTTACCATCCCCTTATGAGAATTGGCAGAAGAACAATTGAGTTCTTCTGTCTTTTTTTTACTTAGATTTAGAGAGGTGAGAAAATGGCCAAAGTTGAAAAAGGAGCAAAAGGCGGTAGTTTAACTGTCTTAGGAAGAAAAGGGAAAGTCGGAACTTTTTCTTATATGGATGACGATGAGTTGGGGAATTACGTTTATTATCGTAATTTAGAGCAAAATCCAAATAAGTTTGCTCAACACTTAGGAAGGCAAATCAATGCTAAACTTCATAATTATATATCTTATGCGAATACTGGAAATGAAAAAGGTGATGGAAAAAGTTCTTCTGTGCTTGCTTTGCGGGCACTGGCTGAACAAGAAAGGACAAAAGAAGAAGCCTTTTTAACTTTTACTTTTGGTCCTGACTATAGTTTGTCTTTTTAGAGTACTCTTGATCGTTTTAAAGGACAAAATTTCGGTAATATTTTAACAGTTTTGTTTAATGAAAAGTTTGCTTTTGAAGATGATTTACGGCGACTTAGAAAATAGCTTCAACATTATGGACCAGATTCGCCATTTACCCCTAATATTTCACGCTTATTTGCTGACTATTTACATAAGGCAATTGTTCAATATATTAGAGAAATTACGAAAAATTTGGATATAAAAAAAGGTGCTTAGTGGATTACTCAGCAAGTAGAAAAAAATTGGCCATAGATTGTTGAAAATGGACTCCGTCTTATGTTAAATGCAGCTGCGATTAAAGGAGACAGTGATAAAACCTATTTGCATATTCTTAAAGAATTAGAAGCTCAGGGTCCAATACAGAATAGTCCGTTATTTAATTTTTTAATGAAAAATTATGATATTTCTAAACATATGACGACTTTAAAAACATTAGTAAAAGAAATGAAATAGAAAAAGAAAATTAATAAAGATGATGATGGGTATAGTTTTTCGAAGGTGTGGCAAATTAATTCTGCTTTGGGCGGTTCAATTACAGAATATTTAGAGAATATTGCAACGCAAGAACTTGGCAGAGGTTTAAAGGGAAAAGGTTTTAAGGTTTCTGCTACTCATGTGGGACAACATGGTAAGAAAGCAGATAATGACTTTTTAATTTGGCAAGGCGAGATGGATGAAGCTCAATTATAGAAAATTCTTGATAAAGCTTATTCTACTGGTAATGATTTTATAAGTAATGATAAAGCCATATCGGAATTAGATAAAATGCTTGGTTCGCTTTCTTCTATAAAAGAAGGCTATCATTTATATATTTCTGATAAGGATTATCTCTTACGGTCAATTAATGATAAAGATTATCGTGGTATGTCCGCGGGCGATCCAATGACATTGGGAACTTATCGTAAATTAACTCAATCAGATGATGAATTTATTACGGCGATTATGAATACAATTAATGGGGCTTATGGTGATGATTTGACCGAAGTGGTAAAGAGTCATATTGCAACAGATATAGCTAATTTTGCTTTTGATGGTGTAAGGATTAATGATAGCAAAAGCTCTGGTAATGTTAAAGCAGTACATATTTTTTATTTAAGTGGATATTATGTTCCATTGTCTTCTATGTTATTTAAATTAGCGGATGCTTTTGAGTCAGCCGATGTTAATAAGTATAAGTCGTATGCAAATATTCAATTATCTAAACCAGCAAATATTATGTATCCTTTAGAGCACCCGCCTATTGATGGCGATTATAAAAAATATACTCGTGAGATGTGGCATGAATAGGCAATTAATGCTTTAGATACTATTAAAATTGAAGCTTATTTTATGAAGTCAATGAGAGAATATATTGGTGAGCTTATCAATGTGTAAATTTGATTTTTTGTTAAAATTATGATATAATTATTATAGAAAAAGGAAAGGTGGTTAAATGGCAAATTTAGTTCAATTACGCCGTGGTCAGACTATTCCAGAAGATGGCACTTTGTAGCCTTATGAATTAGGTTATCGTTTAGTTGTTAATAAGTCAGAAAATGATTTGCTTCATCGCAATGACCGCGAATTTTATATTGGTGATTATGGGACAAAAAAAGAACTAAAAGCAAATCGAATTGATTTATCTTATTTTAATTCTGATGTCCCTTGTGTATATATTTATAATGGAATTTTTCCAATTACTGAACCAAATGGTTTGCCCATTGGGTCATTAATAATTGAGGTGGAAACTAATGAGTCTGGAACAGTTTAATACGATTGAAGCACTTGATTTTATTGGTAGTGGAGACCAAGAAATTTTAGGTTTATTAACACAACTTAATTAGCAACTGGCCGCAATTGGGGTTGCGGGCGTTGAAAATAATGAAAATAATGGGAAAATTGCAGAAAATTTAACTGTAAAACACAATCTCCCAAGCGAAATTTTTAAAGCAATTAAAAATAATTTTTCGCTTTATTATTTAGGCTCAAAAATTAGCTTAGATGATATTGGAGAAAAATTAGCACAAAATAAAACAGTTGAAGTAATTAACTCCTTAAAGAAATTATCTGACCAATTAACTTGGATTAGTGAAAACCGCAATGTTCATGAAGTTGAAACTTGTAAAGAAAATTGTGTTGCAGGCTGTTCAGACAAGTGTCAATCGACTTGCGGTGACGGATGCACTGGAAGCTGTTCAGGTTCTTGTTCTGGTAAATGCGGTGGGCAATGCTCAAATAATTGTAGCGGAAGCTGTGGTGATGCTTGCTCAGATAATTGTTATGTATGGTGCGAGAATGGTTGTAAAACCAGTTGTTATGATGGCTGTTCAGATAGCTGTAAGAATGGTTGTTAGGGGAGTGCAAAATGCTCTGCTTGTAAAGGAAGCTGTTCAGGTTCATGTACTGGAGGTTGTCAAAAAACTTGCTCCGTAGCTTGTGCTACTAATTGTTCTACTAAATGTACGGGTTGGGCACAAAATGAAGTAATAGGACCACAATAAAAAAGGAGGAAAGCGATTAAAATGTATCAGCTAATTAAATCAATTTTCCAAAATTATACCAATAATAAAATTATTTCGACTGACGATTTTTGTGATGATATAAATGAAACTCAAACTTGGCTTTCTGAAATTGAGGCAACTACTGACCAAGTAATTATTTATAAAGACATTCTAATTGCTTTCTGTTGTTTTGGCAAATTTCACTACACTAAAAAGGAAGATTTAGATAAAATAATTAACTACTTAAAAAAAATTGTAGATATTCCTACAAATCAAACAACAATAATATGGTTATGTCAATTTGAATTACGAAGACAACTTTTATCATATTTATCAGAATACAATTTGATATTTGGTAATAATACAACCTATTTAGATATAGAGCGGGAGTTGCTTAAAAGTATAGTAAGCGACCAATCTAATTTTGAGCAAGTAAAAACTATTTATGGAATAAAGGAGAGATAAAATGGAACCTATTAAAATTAAACTTACTGATGAAGAATGCCGTAAAGTTGAAAAAGAATTTTTTGAATATCAAGCTATAAAAGATATTCTCACCTTTATTAATTGTCAAGACTCCATCAATATTGGAGCATTGAAGGTGTATATGGCAGAAGCTGAGGAAAGATTTACTGAGCTTGAAAGAGCAAAGCGAGAAGTATCTAAGGCAAGTTGCCCGCCAGAACTTGAAGGAAAAGATTATGATTATGAATTTAATTTTAGTAATCAGGAAATCATTTTTTATGAGGTAAAATAAAATGAAGTTGGGTTGGAATAATGAATATTCAGAATATATTCATGCACTTTATCCAAACCCCAAATTAAAGACTCGCTCAATTACTTTTCAAATTACTGATAATTGTAATTTAAAGTGTTCTTATTGTTTGACAGGTGATACCACAATTTTAATGAGCGATTTTAGTTATAAAGAAATTAGAGATATAAAGGTTGGAGACAATGTTATGGGCTTCAACCTTTCTTTAATAAATGGGGATTGGAAAATAATTCGGCAATTAGCATTAGTTAAGACTTGTTTTAAAAGAGAAGTTGATAGTCTTTATCATTTAACTATTGCCGATGGCCATGTAATGAAAATTACTGGCAATCATCGTGTTTTAATAAGCCAAGATGCGGGCGACACATATCAATGGGAAGAAGTAAGCAAATGTAAGCCTTATCATACTTATATGATTTATTATGGGGCTTCTACTCCTTCTCCAATGGGTGTTTTGATTACTGGATTAAAAAAAGTAAAAGGTAATTTTACTGTTTATAACATTGAAACAGATACAGGAAATTATTTTGCAAATAATTTAGCAGTTCATAACTGTTATCAAATTAACAAAAAAACTAATATGATGACAAAAGAGACTGCCCGTGCTTGTGTTGATTTATTATTTGATTTGTGGGACAAAAATGACCCAAACTCTATCATTAACCACTCCACAAAAGCCCTTATTTTAGACTATATTGGCGGTGAGCCACTTCTAAATGTTCCAATAATGGATTTTATCAATTCCTATTTCATGGAGCGTTGTATTGAGCTTCATCACCCATGGGGACTCACATGGCGGGCGTCAATATGCTCTAACGGATTGAATTATTTTAATCAAGATTTTCAAGAATACTTAAAAAAATGGGGACACAAAACTTCTTTTTCAATTACTCTTGACGGCCCACAAGAAATTCACGATGAGTGTCGAAAAGACCATGACGGGAAAGGCAGTTTTGCACGAGCTTATTCTGCAAGTGTAGCTCATAAGGCGAAATATGGTGATAAATCCTTATCGACTAAAATAACTTTAGCTCCAGAAAATATAAATAAAATGGGAAGCATTTTAGATTTCTTTTTGAAAGAAAATTATTATGAAATTAACGGGAACCCAGCTTTTGAACCAAAATGGACTTATGAGCACGCCCGCATTTATTATGATAATTTAAAGAAATTTGCAGATAGATTATTAAATGAGAAACGAGAAATTCATACTAATTTCTTTATGAATTTCATCGGCAAACCAATCCCATCTTTTGACCTTCAAAATAATTGTGGCGGGCAAGGTGAAATGTTGGCTTTTGATACGCAAGGAATTGCTTATCCTTGTTTGCGTTTTATGCCCAGCTCTTTAGGGGATAGCATACCACCACTTATAATCGGAAGTGCCCAAGAAGGACTTTATTCAACTAAAGAACAGCGATTAGTTGGAGAAATGTTGAAAAAAGTTAATCGTCGAACAAAAAGTTCTGATGAATGTTTTAATTGTCCAATTGCTTCTGGCTGTATGGATTGTGCGGGCTGGAATTATCAAGAGAATGGAACAGTTAATAGTCGTTCTATCAATATTTGTCCAATGCATAAGGCGCGTGTTCTTGCAAACTGTTATTATTGGAATATGAAAGAACAAGGTTCTTTCCCATTAAATTTAACTGATGAAGAGTCATTAAAAATTGTGTCGCCCGCAGAGTTAGCCATGCTAAAAGCCTTATCTACAAAAAAAGAAATTTGATTTTTTATTTAAAATATGATATAATTATTATAGAAAAAAGAAAAGGAGCGATTTCAATGGAATGGTATCACATTAAAATTAAATGGTGGTTTGGCGACGCTGAACTTCATTACACTCATTGCGTAATTCCTGCAAAATCTTATGGGGAAGCCCTTGATGAGGTTTTGAAAGACTATGGACACGAAGAGATTGAAGAAATTAAAATGTGGCAAGATGAAGACTACAGTATGCATGGTTTCACACTGGATGAGGGAGAAGGAGAAGGAGACGAATAAAAATGAGTAAATATTTTGTAGAAGTCCATTTTAAGGGAAATAATAAGCCTTATCTGTATATGATAAATGATAATGTTCATTTTGAAGCAAATAAATATTATATGATTGAGACCGCAGAGGGAGATAAATATACTACTCCTGTCTATCTGTTTTCTCGTTCTAAAACCAATCCGAAAAAAGATATTCGGTGTAAGACAATCGTAAAAGCAACTCTTGTAGAAAGTCCTAAAAGTTCAAAAATTGTAAGCTTCAAAAAAGTTGTTTATAATGACACCGCCCGCACTACCACAATTTGGTGGAATGATTATGACTTTACTACCGTTAAAGCGATTGAAGGTGATGCATACAGCCGTGAGGCAGGTTTTGCTCTTTGCGTTCTTAAAAGACAGCTTGGCAATAGGGAATTTGCAGATACAATGAATGCTTATTGTGGTAATAATCAGAATTATTATTTTTCTAAAAAAGTAGAAAAAGAAAGAGCAGAAAGAAAAGAAGCAATTAAGCAGAAAGAAAATAAACAGACGGTATCTGTTACAAGCAGTTCTCTAAAATTTTAGAGTGAATTGAGTATAGACAATAAAAATCTGTGGATAGCTAATCCTTGGTAAAAAAAAAGAAAGAAGGTAATAAAATGGAACTGATTAAATTCATTAAAAAAAATCCCGATTGGGAAACTAAATTAACGGCTGACCCTTACAATCTAAAAATTCGTAAAAAAGACCAGTTTGTTCTGTTTTATTACAATCAGCTTTCTTCTGACTTTACTAATGAAATTGTAAAAGAATGTCGTGGAGTTATTCTTGACTCCACGGACTGGACTGTTGCCCGCTATGCCTTCAAGAAATTCTTTAATGCAGACGAGCCTAATTGCGATGTTAAAATTGATTGGGCGTCCGCAGTAGTATCTGAAAAAATTGATGGGTCGCTCGTTTCTGCTTGGTGGGATAAGTATCAGAATAAATGGCGTTGGGCTACTTCTAAAACTATTGACGCAGAGGATGCCCCTCTTCCTAAAGATGTAAATTGTCCTTTCAAAAACTATCAAGAACTTATCAACTATGCGATGCGTCAGCAAGGATATAAAGAGCAGAATTTTTGCCGTTCTTTTACTTATAACTTTGAACTTATTTCTCCTTATACTCGTGTTGTAATTGAATATCCTAAACCGCAACTTTATTTTTTGTGCTCTGTTGAAAATGCAACTCTTGCTGAAATTCCGTCTTGGAATTATCCATCTGATGCGCTTAAACCAGAAGTAAAAAAACTCTCTTCTTATGAAGAGTGTGAGCGGGCGGCGCAAGAGCTTCCTTGGGATGAAGAAGGTTATGTTGTAAGAGATAAGTTTGGACACCGTGTAAAAATTAAATCACCAGAATATGTTAAAGCTCATTATTTGAGAAATAATAATGTAGTTACTCAAAAAAGACTAATTGAAGTAATTTTGGCTAATGAGGTTGATGAATTTCTTACTTATTGTCCTGATTATGAGGAAGCTGTGGATAAAATTACTTGGGCGATGACTAGTGTGGGATTTCAATGCGAGACAGGCTTATCTTGTGTGAGCGTGATGTCTAAAAATCAATGGCGAAATTGGACAGGAGAGCAAATTCAAATTCTTATGAATAAAATTCCAATTTGTAAATTGCCTTATGTTCAAAATTATATTTGGCTGAATTGGAAAAATCCTGATTTACTTCCTGTTGATTATATTAAAAAATTTACAGCGGGACAGTGGGGGAAGATTTTAAAGTAAATAAATTTTTATTTAGACACTTATAGAGATATAAGTGTCTTTTTTTAATTTGACTTTTTTTTAGATTTATGCTATAATATATATAGAAAATAAAGAAAGGAAGTCGTTTTAATGGCTATTGATTTTAAGAGAGAGAGTGAAATTTTCCACACCATCATTGATACTATGCTGGATACTTTTCAAATGCCTTATTCAGGTGAGTGTCATGAAAATGATAAAGTCCGTAGTGATTTCCTTTCGTGGGAAAGTGCTTATGCGAAGCAGTCAGCAAACGGATTCTATAATGATAATGGTGATTTGGTATGTCAATCTACTTATGGAACTTCTTCTCATCCCGCTTTTGAATTTTTCCCCGAAGAAAAGAACGGTTGGACTATGGTTCGTGGTTGGTGTCGTATTGTCTTTTTGACTGATGAGTCTGATTATGTTTTGAAAATTCCTGCTAATTTTTTGAATGGAAGAAGCATAGATTTCAACCAGAATGAGTTTAATACTTATCAGAAAGCGGTTGAAGCTGGATATGAGGAAAGATTTGCAAAATGTTATAAACTTCCTGATTATCGTGGTATTCCAATGTTGCTTATGGAACGCATTGACGTTGATGAAGACCAAAATGCGAGCATCTGCTATCAAACTATTGAAGCTATGTATGAAGAAGATGGTCTTGAGGGCGAAGAACTTGATGATGCGATTGATAGCTTTAACTATGGCGATTCTGATAGTGTAGAAGCTTATCTTGGAACAAAGTATGGAGATGAGTTCCTTGACTGGTGCGATGAAATTGGTCTGCGGGATGTTCATTCGGGGAATTTTGGCTTTAGAAATTATGATTACAGCCAGCCTGTAATTTGTGATTATGCTTCTTATTGAGGAGGAATTTTAATGGCAGTAATAGTTGTGATTTTGTTTATGTGCGCGATTTTAATGGGAGCACTTTTTGGACTGGTTATTGGGCTTAAATTAAGATTAGACCGCTATGATAAGAAAATTAAGGAATTGAGTAAAGCAATTTCTGTTAATGAAGACTATTTAACTGCCATTGATGAGCGGACGATTGATATTTATGAGTATGTTAGGAGGAAAAACTAATGGGAATTAATTTGCAAGTTGTAATGCCTTATCAAAAATGTGTATATAACTGTCCTTTTTGTTGTGCTCGTGGAAAGAAGCACAATTATCAATTTGATAATCTTTATAAGAATAATTATGAGGAATGGCAACAGAGACTAATTGCTCGCTGTGAAAAGGGCGGCATAGATAAAGTTGTAATAACTGGCGAAGCTGACCCAACTCAAAACTATCGCTTTATTGAAGCAGTTTGTGAGACAGTCCCCGCCGAAATTCCTATTGAACTTACTACTCATAATTATAATTGTGAGCCGATGTTGGCTAATTGTCATAATCGCATTCATACGGTTTCTTACTCTATTACAAATAGCCGTGAATATTTGGGTGCTTGGAACTGGGGCATAAATAATTGCGATTATGATATTCCAATGCATCGTCTTGTTATTATTTTAACTGATGAATTTAATTTTTTAACGGCAGATAATTTTAATAAAATGGGCTTTGAGCAAATTACTTTTAAGACACTTCAAGAATCAGATGATGAACAAGTCAATGAGTGGATTCGTCAGCATAAAATGGACGAAGAACATTTAAATAATATTCGAGAAATTGTAAATAAATACAAGGGAAATCCATATTGTTCAATAAGACTTGATGAAAGTTGCCAGACCGCAACGGGTCGTTATGAGATTTTTAGAAGTGATGGAAAGTGTTATGCTTCGTGGGAAGCAAAATATCCAATTGACAAATAAAATTTGAAAAAATTCTAAAATTGTGCTATAATAATAATGTAAAAAGAAAATGAAAATGAGAATGAGAGGAGCGTTATAATGGACTTTTATAGTTGTCTAAGAGTGTTGTGGGGTATTTTTCTACTTTTCGGCGGGCTGACGCTCCTCTCGGTTTTGGGTTATATAATAATATGGCTTACGAGCAAGGAGAAATAAAATGAAAGAATTTATTGAAAAGGCAAATAAATGGTTTAAGGTAATTCGTAGTGCAGAAGACAAAAATGTTTGTTATTTTGAATTTAAAGATGGTCTTCGCATTATTTTGCGGAATGGTCGTTATGATGGATGGTATGTAGCTGGAAAAAAGGAGGAGTAAGCGATGTTTATAATGATGGTTGGCCTGCCTTATTCAGGCAAAGACTACTATATCGAACATAATAAACAGCCTGATGATATTGTAGTATCTTCAGATGAAATTCGGGAAGAACTTTACGGTGACGCATCGGTTCAGACTGCTCCGCAGAAAGTTTTCTTAATAATGCGGAAGCGTGCTCTTGAAGGACTTGCAACTGGTAAAACTGTCTGGTATAATGCGACTAATATTTCTATGAAACATCGTGTTGCTCTTTTAAAGGATATTAAGGCTAAATATGGTAATTCAGTGGAAACTCAATGCATCATAATGGCGACTTCATTAGAAACCATTGACCGCAGAAGAGCATTGAGAGAAAGAAAAGTCGATGCTCGTGTTATAAAAAGAATGCTTATGCAGTTTGAAACTCCTATGTTCTATGAAGGTTGGGATTATATTGAAATTGAACAAGAAGATAATCTTGAGATAGGCTTGGAAGATATTCAAATTCAATTTATGGGTATGGAACACGATAATATACATCATTCTAAATCTATATATGAACATATGCATGAAGCTCTTAAACTTGCGTCAGCAGATAATTGTGAGATTATAATTAACAGAACTCTTTATTTTCATGATATTGGTAAATATTTTACAAAGACTTTTACTAATTGTCATGGAGAAGAAACTAAAGATGCTCACTACTATGGGCACGCTAATTATGGAGCATATTTAGTTTTAGCTTATGATAATGATGTTTATTTTAGACGACATCATGGGCAGAAACTCTTACTTGAAGCTTGGCTTATCAATTTCCATATGAGATGTTATGAAGCTGGCTTTGAAAATTGGGTTAAAAAATATGAAATCCCAAAAGACTTAATTAAGTTGCTGTCTTTGGTTAATCATTATGATAGGGAGGCAAAATAATGGGAGCAATACCTTGGTGGGGTTATTTATTGGTTTGGATTGTTAGCTTTTCTGCTTTTTTGACAATTTATTTTTGCCAAATTAACCAAGCAGTTATTAAGAATAAAGATGGATTTGGGTATAAAATTAACTTTTATTTAATTATTGTGTTCTTTTTAGTATTTTCTATTGTAAGTATAATTCCTATTATAAATATATTATGTTTGTTAGAGGCTTTTACTGACCAGGCCTATAAAGCAATTTATGCTTTTATTAGTCAGCAAACCAAAGAAAAACAAATTTGAAAATAAGGCTGACTATGTTTAATAGTCAGTCTTTTTTAATTTGATTTTTTTATAAAAATATGATATAATATATATAGAAAGAATAAAGGAGAGGAAAAATATGAACGGATTTTACAGCATTCGACATGATGACCTTATTAGACTTTTGGCAGACCACTATGAACTTAATGCGTTGAATAACGCGGGCGTGGATAATTGGAATTGGTATGGTGAAGCTATTCAAAGCGATTTGGAAAAATGGAAGAAAACTCTTAAAAAAGATGTACTAACTTATGAAGAAATCGCAGAATTTAATTTGGAAAAAAATGTGCGACCGTTGCCTGAAAAAGCAAAACGAATTTCTGCGATTGATAAGAATTTTTGGTTGGAAGAATGGGCTTAAGAAAGAAGGGATATAATGTGGAAGATTGATATTTATAATGGATTGTTTAGTGATGAGTGCGTGCAGTCGCTTGGAGAGTTTGAGACAAAAGAGTTGGCTTTTATAGCTCTTAGACAGTTTGCTCAAATGCATGGATTTGATATGTTTTATTTCCGTAGTCTGCTTGACCCGAAAGAGAAACAAGTTCAGTGGGTTGATTATGGTAGTTGGAGTTATTTTGCCAGAATTGAAGAAATAAATGAAAAGGAGAAAAATTAAATGGAAAAACAGAAATATATTGTAAGGTGTGACAGAGCTGGAGTATTCTACGGCGAAATTGAGGGGAGAAATGGGCAAGAAATTAAAATGCGTAATGTACGCTGCCTTTGGTACTGGGACGGAGCGGCAACACTTTTGCAACTTGCAGCGGAGGGTACGATTAGACCTGAAAACTGCAAGTTTACAATGACGGTTGATAGCCTTGTAGTGTTGGACGCGATTGAAATTATTCCTTGTACCGCTGAAGCTATAAAGAGCGTAGAAGGTATAGAAGAATGGAAGAGATAAAGATTTTGGAATTTATAAGTTATAATAATGGTTACGGTTCCGGTTGCGGAGACGGCTACGGTTATGGTTCTGGTTATGGTTACGGTGATGGTTCAGGTTATGGTTCTGGTTATGGTTACGGTGATGGTTCAGGTTATGGTTCTGGTTATG